TGTGCCTTATCGCTGTCGTAAGTTCCTGCTGCTTGCTTGTTGCGAAGGTTCTTATGAATAGGAGTCATACGTTGACGATGAAGATCGGCATGGTTAGATGCGTATAGATGAAGTTCACGGGCATCGTGATCGCTTTCTTCATCCAGTTCTTCGTCTTCATATGGATCATCTTCATTTTCATCGAAGTATGCCTCATCCACATCCTCATCGGTCCATGTATCATCTTCATCGTCCCAATCACAGTCTTCACACACATTATAAGCGGCGTCAATGGTGTCATTGACGCGAAGTTCGATTTGTTCATGGATTCTTCGATTGAGTTCTTTTGTAAGCAGTTCCTCGAAGTCGGAAATGTTTCCGAGCATCGCTGCTTCAAATATCTTCTGAATCATCTTCGTGATCTCCTTCTTCTGGATCGTTTGAGTTCATTAAAGACGATGAAATGGACATCTCCTTGTCACGGAGTCTTTCCGAGACCTTTGAAGAAATCGCCTTGTTGAAAGCGTCTTCAAAATCTACAATGCTAGAGTTCACAACGGCTTTAAACATATCTCTATAATCATCTTCTGGCATTTGGGCCTCCCATTTCATCATCTAGTGGTGGATCTTCTTCTCTTTCTTTATCTATCTGTTTCTTCATTTCATCAGCCTCTTCATCTGTCAACTTCATAATCTTCTTGTAAACATATTCCTTGGAGAAGAATTGACCGATGAATTCGCCGATTTCTCGCATCATTTCCAACCGCTCCTTCATGATTTCTGTTTCCTTCAGTTCACTGAAGTAGTTGTCGCGGTTATATTCAAAGAGAATGTCGTGTGCAAGTTCTTCAAACTCTTCTTTGCTCATAACTCCCTTGAGAACCAGTTGGGTTCTTAGAAGATTGATGAAGAGTTCGCTGAATTTGACACGGAGCCTTTCGATAAACTTATAAAACTTTACTTCGTCTCTGGAAATCTCAGCAGAACGGCCCATGTTGAATCCGTTGTCTGCTTCGAGTCGTGATACTGGCACGTTGAGTGCTTGGTATAGTCTCTTCTTAAAGTAATCTACGTCTTCCATTTCACCGAGGTTCTGACCACCATCGAGTGTGGTAATCTCTGTTCCACGACCACCTTCACGACGAGGCATCCAATAGTCTTCAAGCATCGACATATGACGGCGATCATCACGCATCTCACCTGTGCTGGCATCATACACCAACTTGTTACGATACCGATTCATGATGTCACGAAGATACTGCTCTGCTTTGTTTTTTGGGAGATTACCAACGTCCACATAGAATACACGACGTTCTGGCGCACGGGAGATACGGTAGATGACAACGGCATCTTCAATCATGCGGAGTTGGTTGAGAGGTTTGATTGCCTTGTGAAGATAACCAAAGACTCTCTTCCGTGTAGCATCATACATTCCTGAGTTGATATGACAGATAGCATCTGGCATAATCTTCAGACCAGTATCAAGTCCTCCGCTGTTTGATTGTTGTCCTGCTGTGTTTGTTCCTGTTTGACGCTCGTTGTAGATGTAAAACTCTTCAGTGTTTCCATATAGCGTAAAAGGTTGAGCAGAAGTATCCCTTGCTTGTTTCTTATTGACCTGTTTGACTTTTCGGATTTTTGTTGGATCAATCGGTCGTAACTCAACGATTCCCCTTTTTGATGTCTTCGGATCGAGAATCATGTGATAGTAGAGGCGACTTTCAATGTACCACTTGCGAAAAATCTCATGTCCACGGGAACGGAAACGGAGCAGTTTGAGAATACCATCAAACTCCTCGTTCACTCTTTTTCTAATGTTTGAAGATAATGATGTCTTGTCAAGATTTAGAGTCACAGCAACTCTATCTTCATCGAATACAAGAGCATCATTACAAATATCATCAATGGCAGTCTCCACCTCGGGGTGGAGTGCCATATCACGATACTTGTAGATTAAGTCTATGTCGTTTTTGACATATGGATCAAAATCAAGGTAGGTGCCGTAAAAGCCCCCACCTTGAACGAGTGAAGCACCGTCATCATCTTCTGGTGGCGCAAACGACACCAACTCTTGATTCTGGTCCTTCGTTTTTTCTATTTTATAACCAAAAACATTGATAGGCATATATCATTCACTTTCAAACATCAAAGAGCGTTCTCTGGATCAGTATTCGTATCTGCATCAGTTGGTTTTGTCTTGTCAGAAGCACTACCCTGTCCAGAACTAGCGAGCCAGTATTGATACTGAAGAGTTACAGTAAACTCGCCGATTGAATCTGTGTTGTCTGTGCTGACAGAAACTGAACTGATTGCCTCTGGGTAACAACCAACAAAGTTGTAGGTTTTAATCGCGTTACCCTGTCTATTTAGGGACGAAACCTTCCAGTCACAGAAGACATCGGTATTGAATCCCGAACCAGCACTTGTGAAGAATCCACCCTGAACATTTGGTGTGTTTGCTTCAAACTGGTTGATAAGATTCGACCATGCTTCAAACTTGTTGCGAAGTTCATAGTCACCATCCATTAGAATGGTAATCGTCCATGAATCGAATGTACGGTCGCCTGGGATCTTTACCTGACGACCTCTGTATGGAATATTGATAGTACCAAGATTTGCAGCGGGAAGTTCTGCTGCTTTCACAAGGAAACGAGTTTTTGTACTAGTGTTAGCACCAATCTTGCCTTCAACAACAAAAAGGTTCGTACGAACGCCACCTTGAGTCAGAGCAGATTGGAAGTTCTTAATGTTCATCTAGGAATCTCCTTTGGGTTGGAGGGGGCCCCGAAGGGCCCCCGATTATCATCCGCCGACTTCCTCGAACGACACGCCACTTGCGGTGGCAACGAAGTTGAGTTGAATGAAGTTGATTGAACGAGTTGGTTTGATGTAGATGTCCGCAACAAACTCATTTCTATCTATAACGCTGCCAGGGTTGTTAGACTCGTTACAGACAACCTTGAAGTCCTGAATACCTCTACGAGCCTGAACGTCGCGGAGGAATGGAACGACAAGGTTTCTGAACTGCGAGCGAGTGAACTCATCGTTGAACTCGAAGAGTTGGAACTTCGCAGCGGTGGCAATCGCCTTCTCAAGAATGATGAAGAGACGACGAACATTAATGCGATCGAAAGCAGATGGCTTCGACTGAAGGGTTTTATCACCGAAGAGAATGGTTCCCTCGCCTGGGAAGGAAACAACAGGGTTGATGTTGTTCTTATACAGTTCATCACGGTGTGTCTGGCGTGGGTTGTATGCGAGTTTCACAACACCACGAATCTGACCACGGTTGAATCCCGCTGGAGAATACCAAGCCTCTTGCTCTCTTTCAGTTCTCGCAAGAAGACCTGCGATATCACCGTTGAGAGGAACGTAGCGATAGACAGCGTTGAAGTTGTCGTACATATACTTGTAACCACTATCCATTACAGCGTAAGAAGAACTCTTGTTCAGAGTGTTCTTTACGAAGTTAACGGCATTGTTTGTGGCGACACCAGTATCCTTGTTGATATAATCCGTAGATGTTACTGGTGAAAGGAATGCCATGCAATCCTTACGAGCATCACATAGGTCAACAATCAGACTCTGAACTGTTGCTGATGCTGGTCCACCGAGAATGAGCGAGACATCGACAGTTTCGGCATCCTCAAAGAGCGAGTATCCATTGGTGTAGAGATAAGGTTCAGCAGCACTAAAGTTTGCCGTTCCACCGCTAAGTGTAACTCCAAGACCCTTAGCAGTTGTGAGTTGAGTGTTTGGTGTTAGATTACCGAAGGTGTTTGATGCCTTCAGACCTTCAGTGAATCCCATTGAATCACCTTCTGCCCAGATATATTCACTCTGGTTGTTGATGATGTCTTTATAGAAGTTGCTTTCACCACTGAACTTCTTGGCATCTGTTGCCTTAGACAATCCCTCGAAGGTTTCGAGAACGGTTCCAGCAACACCAGTCCAAGCACCAGTGTGGTCAACGACTGCAACGTGAAGAAGGTCGTTGGTTCCGCCGGCGGTTTCTACGTCGTCGGTAGTTGGAACAAAGGAACCAAAGAGATTGCGGTAACGTGATTCTAGTGTTGCACCGTTTGTCGCACTCGCTGAAACTTCGGTTGAAATTACTGGTGTAATCGAAACGGCCGTTGCACCAGAAACAGCAGTCTTGACTGTAACACCCTGACCCGTTGGAAGACGGATGATATCTCCTACCTGAGCGGTGATACCATCTGTATCGGCGCCAGTCGAGAAGGAGATGCTAC